CCTCCACATAGAGGCAGGTGAGCTGCAGGGTGCGCACCTCGCCGGTATCCTTGTCCTCCACCTGGTCCTCCTCCACCCGGACCGCCGCCTTGGGCACCCGGATGCCGTCCTGCCTGGCGAAGACCAGCTCCACCGTCTGGCGGCGGAGCAGGGTGGTGTCCGACAGGTTCCGGTTGGAGCGCAGCACCACCGCCACCCGGCCCTCCTGGATCGTGCCCATGTGGTCCACCGTCATCTCCACCTTGTACTCGGTGACGTTCCGGCAGAGGACCAGCTGCTTTTCCCCCAGGGTCAGCTTCTGCTCCACCTGGATTTTCAGCGGACTGTCGGAGACCACCGTCCCGAACAGCACCAGCACCGGCTTTTTGGCGTCCACCGCTTCTACCGCCGCCTGCTTGACGGCCTCCAATGCGCTAGGCAATAAAATCCCCTCCTATCAGCGTCAAATCCATCAGATGCTGGTTGTCGTAAAAGCGGTGCTTCACCCGCTCCGCCACCAGGTACCGGTCCACCGTCATGTCCCCCAGCTCCAGATACACCCGCACCGCCGACCCCGCCCGGATGGCAGGGTCCCCCAGCACATCCTTCAGGTCCAGCTTCCGGGTCTCCCGGTTGTACAGCCCCAGCAGCGCGTCCGCCCTGGCCTGGGCCCCGGCGGGGCTTTTCAGCGCCTCATAGTATTGCAGCACGCCCCACCGGTTGATGTTCTCCCCGCTCTGGGCGATGTACACATCCCGCTTTCCGGTCTTCTCGTTGTCATAGGTCAGCTTAATCTTGTCATAGGTCTGCCGGTCGATGGAGACGGAATAGCTGAAATCCCCCGCCCCCCTCCCGTCGATAAACAGCTGGGATTTTAAGCTCTCAATGTTTCGCAGGCACAGCTTCCCCGCGCCGTCGTAGAGGACATACAGCTTTCCAGTGGCGGTCAAGGTCTCGTCCAGGGCGTTCTGGAGGATGTCAAACAGCGTCTGGTTCTCCTCCACTCCGCTTTCGATGGAATATCCCGTGTCCTCCACCGTCCCCAGGTTCAGCCGGAAGTCCTCCGCCAGCATCCGGAGGAGCTGGGCAGCGGTCTTGTCCTCATAGACCACTGTGTCCTTATTTTTCAGGTACCGCAGCTGGTCAAAGGCGGTGATCTTCACCATGGGCCCCTTGCTCCTCTCCCGTGTGAAGATGTACCCGAAAAACAGTGGCTTCCCGTCAACGGAAAGCTGCACCCCGTTCCCCTCCCGGATGTCCAGGGCGGCATCCCACACAGCGGAAAAGGTCAGCTTTCCCGGCGTCCCCTTGCGGCTCAGCTCCCAGACCACCCCCTCCTCCACCGCCGGGTAGAGGAGCTTTCCATTGTTTTCCACCAGTAATTCCATCTTCAAGGATCATCCCTCCTCTCACCGCTCCGGCAGCTTCAGCTCCTGTCCCACATAGATCAGGTTGGGATTCTGCACAATGTCCCGGTTCAGCTCATAAATTTCATTGTACCGGCTCCCGTCCCCCAGGTACTGCTTTGCCAGGTTCCACAGGCAGTCCCCCGCCTCCACCTTGTGGGTGGAGACCCTTGGCGGGTTTCCCTCCTCCCGCTTGGGGGCGGAGATGCGGACCGCCTTTGCCTTCTTCACCGGCTGGACCGTCCGGGTCCCATAGCTCTGGTACCGCTTCAGGCTGACCGAAACCTCCACATCCATCCCCAGCTCCTGGGCGTCCTCCTTCAGCTGATACTCCTCCAGGGAGACAAGCAGGTTGGTGTCGAACAGCAGCGCTCCCCTGGGGGTGATCCGGCTCACCAGGAACCGGAAGGGCCGCTTTCCGGTCTTCAGCCGCTCCAACAGGGAAAGGTAGTAGGCCGCCCTGCCCCCGCCCCTGGCAAAGGGATACCCCGTCTGGGGCAGCAGGGCGTCAAACTGGATTTCGGTCAGGCCGGGGGCCTTTAAAAAGTTGATCTCCCCGCTGTCAATCAGGGAGACCGTCTCGTTCTGGTTTTTGATCCGCAGCTTTAGGGAGGAAGGAGTGACCGGCAGCTCCACCCCGTCCAGGTAGAAGTGATACGCCACTACTCATGCACCCCCTCGCCGGAAACCGCCATCTGCTCCGCCAGCCCTGTCCCGAAGGCGTCCATCACCCCGTCCAGGTCCATCTGGGAGGCGATGTGGTTCTCGTTCTGCTGGTGGATGGTCACCTGGGCGGTGGTATACCGGTTGATGGCCTCCCGTTCGGCGATATCCCGCATATAGGCCAGGTTCTCCTCGGTAATATCCATCTCATCCGCCATGGCGGCGGTGTTGTAAGCGGTGTCCCCCACCCCGGCATAGATGCCGTCAAGGCTCCCGCCCAGGTCAAAAGCGTCCATCCCGTCCAGGGAAAACGCGCCTTTCACCTTGTCGTCTATCCCCTGTCCAAAGGCATATCCTGCCTTTGCCGCCTGCCCCAGGTCTATATAATCCATCTGCTTGACGTACTCCACCCAGCCGGATTCATCCTTGACCTTCTGCTGCGCCTCCTCCAGCCCACGGTAGAAACCGTCCAGACCGCTTGTGATATCCACTGATACGCCGGGAATTTTATTGATGAGGTTTTCAATGGCCTGTGCCATATTCAGTACATACCCGATCACAGTAAGGCACAGATCATAAAAAAGCACCTTCACCGCCGCCACCGGGTCATTGAAGACGTTGCCGAAGAAGTTGACAAAGGAGGCGAAAAGCCGCTGCATGGGAATGACTGTGTTGTTGGCCACATGAGCAAAAAGAGTTGAAAACACCCCTGCAACAATCCCTGTAGCCGAAACGCTTGTCCCCGCAAAATGGTTGACAGCTCCCACCAACCCGTAGATGACCGCAATCACCGCCACAATGGCCAGCACAATCCAGGTCAGCGGGCAGGCCAGCAGTGCGGCGTTGAGCCCCCACTGGGCCGCTGCTGCCGCCGTATCCGCCGAAACCGCCGTACCCGTCGCTGCCGCTTTGGCGTAAGCGGCAACTGCTGCCGCCAGCTTCAGTCCATTGCTCACCGCCTCCGCCGTGTTGACAATGGCCAGCCCGGCGGCATACACCCCCAGCGCTCCCGTAATGCCCAACACAATGGGCCCGATCCAGCTCCAGTTGTCGTAGACCGCCCCGCCAAAGGCAATGGCCAGCCCTAATACCTTCCCGATCACCCCTGCCGTCACCCCCAGCGCTCCGATGAAACCGTCCAACACATGGGAAAGCCGTTCATCGTTGGCCAAGTCGTTGATCTGCTGCAAGATGGGGGAGAAAACGGCCAGGGCCCTGTTCTCCATCGAGGTCCACACCTGGGCCCAGGTTTTCGGCATACTTTCAAACTTGGCGTTGGTCTCCTCTGCCGCCGCAAACAGGGCGTTTTTCACCCCCTGGGAGGTGACAAGCCCCTCCGCGGCGTATTCCTTGATACTGCCCTCCGCCACTCCCATATACTGTTCAATGGCGCGGGCAATCCCCGGCGAACCGTCCAGGATGGAGTTGAGCTCCTCCCCCCGCAGCGCCCCGGCGGCCATGGCCTGGGTAAGCTGTACCATGGCGTTGGACTGCTCCTGAGCTGTGGCCCCGCCGATGACAAACTGCTTGTTCACCTGTTCCATAAAGGCGATCAGTTCATCGTTGCCCGAAAAAGCCGCCCCGGCGTTCAGCCCCAGCTTGGCAACCGCCGATGCGGTGTCAAAATACCCTGCCCTGGACCGCTGGGCGGAGGCCATGAGCTGCTGTTCCAGCGCCTCCCGGCTTCCCCCATCCTCCACCAGCAGGTTCAGCCGGGCGTTGGTGGAGGCATAGGTGTCGGAAAGGGCAGCCGCCTTCTGGATTCCCACATAGGAGGCCACCGCGGCGCCGATCCGCTTCAGTCTGGAGAGCATCCCGTCTGCCGCCCCTGCCCCCTGTCCCAGGGAACGGTTAAATCTCCGCTGCTGTTCATCTGCCTGGTTCAGGCTGTTTTCCACCGCGTCTATTTCCGCCGAAAACCTCGCCATCTGTTCCCGGCCCTCCTGAATCGCCGCCGTATCAATCGCTTTAGAGGCCGCCCCCTGGAGACTTTCAAAGGTGTTCAAAACTACATTCATGGTGGTTGCCATATGCTTCAGGGGGCTGGTAACGCCATCATACAGGGCGATAGATGCCCGCAGGGTTGCCATCGGTCTCCCCTCCTTTCCCGGTTATTTTTTCCGAACCTTCAGCTTTTTCTGTTCCCGCTTCTCCTTCTCTGCCCGTATTTCCACAGCGGCGGCCACAAAGGCCCGCTCCCTCCGGGGCAGGTTGAAGAACTCATGGGGTTTCCAGTGGAATTCGTGGAGGCAATAGTAGGCGATATTCGCCTCCCCATCGCCCCCCTCGATCAGTTTTTTGCCTGGTCCTCCAGCTCCCCGAACACCTCGTCAAATCCGCAGACCTCCTGGACCCTGGCGGCATAGGCCGCGTACTCCCCAGGGGTCAGCATGGCCTTCAGCAGGGCCTCCGCCCCCATGACGTGGTAGCTGTCCTGTAGGGTTTTGTCGTTGAGGTTGGGGTACACGGTGCAGGCGGCCGCCAGCTTTCCCACATAGGCGTTGTAGTCGGTCTCCTGGGTGTACTGGTTCTTCTTCCCCGGCAGCTGCACCCGGCGGGCGCAGCCCTTTCTCAGTTCCTCGTCCTCGGTGGAGGTGATGCACTTGATCTCCCACTCCACCGGCTTCCCATTTTCCACAAAGCGGGGTGACGCCGCAAACCGGACGTTCTCCACCGCCAAAGCGTTCTCCGCCAAAAATGCCGATAAGCTCATATTCTATTCCTCCTGTAAATTGGCATAGAAAAAGCCCGCCGGAAAGCGAGCTTTTCTGTCAGTTTGTCTCTCGTTACCTGAAAATGTCGCTATGTGTCCCTGTCCTTGTAAGGTATAGAAGCAGCTCTTTCTCTCTGACCTCATACACAAGCAGCAAATCCGGGGTAATATGGCATTCGCGGCAGCCGGTCCAATCTCCTGAAAGGGAATGATCCCGATATCTTTCGGGCAGCGGCTTCTGCTCCTGCAAAAGCTTCAAAACCTCTCCAAGCAGTTTGACATCATAGCCACGCTTCTTTATCACCTTATAGTCCTTTTTAAATGCCTTCTGGTATTTAATCGTCAGCATCCAGGTCCTCCATCAATTCAGCGACAGAGGTAAATCCCCGGCTCAAACCGACGCCTTTTCTGGCATCCTCAATCGCCTTTATCGTTTCTGCATTGGGAACGGGAGCCCCCACCCGGAAGGGGATGGCCTGTTCCCGCACTGCCTGCCGCAGAAACAGGTTTACCGCAGTGCTCAGGCTAAGGCCAAAGCTTTCAAACAATTCCTGGGATTCCTGCTTTAAATTCTGGTCAATTTTTATATTCGTGCTTACTGCTGCCATAGAAACACCTCCGTTTTCTATTATACGCCTATTATATCCACTTTGTAAATACTTTAGGCACAAAAACAAAGTTTTTTTCTATCGCCGCTTATTATGAAAATGTCAAATCATCCCCTTGAGCATCTCAAAGGTCTCCGGCATCTCAAAATCCTCAAAGGTAAAGTCCATCTCCTCATCCAGGTAATCGGCGTCCGCATCAAACTTGGCCAAAGTCCCCCCGTCGATGTTGCAGTCCTTGAGAATCACCGTCTGCCGCCCCACGCTGGAGGTGGGGTCCTCGTTGGTCACCTGGATATCAAAGTAAATATCCTCCCCGGTGTCCTTGTACCGCTTCATCAGCTGCCGGAAGATGGAGGTGTTGAAGTGGAAGGTGGCGCTCCCCGTCCCCTTCCAGCCGTTGGCCTTGTTGCCCTTGCCGGTCTTGCCCAGGATGGGCACCTCCACCTTGGTCTTTTCCAGCTTGGCCTCCAGGTCGATGGCCTGCATAAAGTTATACCGGTTGTCCCCGATGGTGACAAAGCACTCTGCCAGGGAACCGGAGATAGCGTCCTTTGCGTGCATAATAGCGTTGTCCATCTAAATACCCCCTTACTGCACCACAACGGTCATATACAGCTGGGCCATGGCATTGACCGGCGTCACCCGGTCTGTCACCAGCACCGCCTTTTTGCTGTCTCCCTGCTCCACCGTAACCTGCTCCGGGTCGAAGTTCTCAATGGCCTGAATCCGCTCCAGCTCCTGGTGGTGCTTGCCAATATCATTCCACAGGCTGATTCTCCCCGCCGCGTTATTGGGCACCTTCCCCAGGTACCGGGTGTTAAAGAGGACGGCGATGTCGTTGCCGATCTGGTCCAGCACCCGCATGGTCTGGTTGGAGGAAAAGTCCTCGTTCTTCTCAGTGGTAAAGCTGGTAAAGGTGTTGACGTCCTCCAGCACCCGGATATCGTCCCCCACCTTGTGGAACATGAATTTTCCCTGCTTCAGCCCTTCCTCCAGCTGGAGCTGAGTGTACCCCGCCTCCAGGTCAAAGTCCCCGCCGTACTCCCGGTTGGTCAGGCTCCGGTTGACGGCGCAGCCCGCCTCCGCTCCAGTCACCCACCAGACGGCGGCGGGGCTGTCAGGGCTCCCCTTCAACCCGTTTTCCACGCTGATAATCCCCTCAAAGTCCGGCTTCAGGTACCGGAACAGGACGCACTGGAACTTGACGCCGCAGTCCTCCCGCATCCGCTTGGTAAACTGGGCGAACAGCCCCTTCACCCCGTCGTCCCCGCTGGGGCATCCCAGGGTGTGGAAGGAGTAGGGCTCCACCCGGTCCAGAAAGGTCTGCCAGTCCCCCTCCGCCGTCTCCGGGTCGGTCCCGCCGGTCAAAGGGGTTCCCGCCGTCAGGGCCAGGGTCCCGTCCTTGGCAAAGAGAAGGTAATCATTGTCCTGCAGCTCCTCCCACCGGTCAATCTCGGTCTGAAGGTCCACCCGCTGCCCCTCCAGCCAGGTGGCCACATCGTAGAGGGGGGCGTCCGCCTCGCTCTTCCGGTTCTCGGAAATGACAAGCTTCAGGTCATTCCCCCTGCTGCCGGGATATCTGGCCTCCGCCAGGTCATTTTTGGCGGCCTTCCCGCCCTGTCCCAGCCGGTACAGATGGGCCATGCGGATATTCTGGAACAGGTCCCGCAGCCCGGTCATCTTCTCGTGGGTATAGGGGTATCCGAACAGCCTGACGCTGTCCTTCTGGAAGTCCTGGGCGGTCACGGTAAACACCTCCCCCTCCGGCCCCCAGCTCCATTCCAGGGGCATGGCCGCAATGCCCCGCTCGGAGAGGGCTGCGGTGGCCCGTGCCGCGGAGACAAAGTTGATATAACTGCCTGGTAAAACCTTATTTTGGCTCAGCCAGGTTCCCCCGCCTAACGCCATGGTGCATCATCCTTTCTCATCATCTGTTTTGAAGTCCATTTTGACCGTTTCCATATAGATTTCCTCGCTGTCCCACCACAGGTAAAAACGGTAGGTCACAAAAAAACGGAGCACCCCGTCCTCAATCCGGTGGCGCATCTCCACTCCCCGCAGGGTCCCGCCGTTCCAGGGCGGCCCCTCCGGCAGGGCCAGCAGCTCCAGCAGGTCATAGAGCTTTTCCGCCCGCAGGGTCAGCTCCCGGTTGTCCCCATCCTCGGCCGGGAAGCAGAGAACCTCCAGGGAAATCTGCTGGAAATACCTCTGCCCCCTCCGCCGCTTCCGGGTGGCCTCCGGAGTCTGGATAAAGAAGCCGGGCTGTTCAAAGCCCTGGGCCACCTGGTTCTGGTATACCGGCAGGCCGAAGGCAACGTCCAGGGTCCTGGCGACAGCCTCAATCAGGGTTTGGAGCACTTTATTTTCCATCCTTTAAGACCTCCTCCAGCCACTGGCTTATCCTGGCCTCTATCAGCTTAGGGGCCTGGGCCTCCAGCTCCGCCTCTGAAATCGTCAGCATATTCTGTCCGGGGACAAAGGACCTTGTCAGCCTCTTCCCCAGCGCCGGAACATACCGGCCCGGCGTCTGCCTGTGACCGTACTCCACATATGGGGCATACTCCACCGGGTTTTCGATGGTGATCTGATACTCGTTCCCGGACTTGGAAATTGCCAAACTACCTACATACTCCTTCTGCTGTTCTGCGCTGATGGTAGAGCCTTTCCCGCTCTTGGCTTCTCCCGCGGTTTTGGAGACCCAGCCCCGCCGCAGGGTCCCACCCACATAGCCGGACCATATCGCCGCCTGAGCGGGGCTTTTTATTTCCGGTTTTACACCTGGTCGCGTTTTCTTAATTACCTTTGCCAGCAGCCGGGCGGCCAGCTCCCTGGAAAGAGCGCGGATAAGCTCATCCGACTGAACGCTGGCCCGCTCCAACTTCTCCTGAAACCGCTCCAGCTCCTTAAAGTCGCACTTTCCCCACCTTGCCACAGCGTCACGCCCTTTCCTTCACCGGCTCCAGCGGTATCTCCTGATGGAGGGAGAAAATCCCCGCTTCCCCGCTGCGCCGGAATTGGAACCGTCTCTCCTCCCGGAGCACCTCAATCCGGGACCCCGCCGGAATTTCATATTCCTTGCTGAGGAACAGCTTCACCGCTTGGGACACCTGGGCGATATCCCCCTCTCCGGCAGCTGGCAGAGTTTGAAAGGACAGCTTGCATGGGATGTCCTCATAAAGGGCCCGCTCCCGGAACGCCGTCAGGCTGTCCTGAACAACACTCTCCCTGACATACACGGTGCAGCTGTCCCTCCACAGCCGTTCCATGGCCTTTTTCTGTCCCTTTACCATACCAGCCTCCTGTATCTCCCGAACTGATCCTTTCCCGCCTCGGTTAAGGACAGGATCAGCTTCTCCAGCCGTCTCTCCGGGGAAAGCTCTGTATCCACCGCGAAAACAATGTTGGTGTCTCCCTCCTGTATCTGCTTTGCGGGAGATTCCAGGTCCAGCCCTTCCAGGTTCAGCTGCCCCATATTCCTTTTCAGCTGGAGGTACTGCCCCGCTGTCCGGTACACCAGGCACCAGGACAGCCCTTCCGGCACCTCATCCAGGTTGGTGGCGTTGCAGATGTACTCCCTGACCTGGGCTGCGATGTATTCAATCAGAGGGTCGTTTTCCACAGTTTCCACACCTAAGCTGTTTAAAAAGGAACGTATTTTCTCTTCATTCACTTTTTAGCCGCCGCCTTTGCCTGCTGCTCTGTCCCTTGCTCCGGGTCTGTCACCACAGGAGGAACCGCCTGGGAAGCCTTTCCGGTTTTCAGTCCGGTGATCACCCCGTGGAGGAAGGCTGGGCCGTGGGCCAGGCCGATCTGCCCATAGAGTTGCACCCGATCGGAAGCGCCGGTCTTGGCCAGGGGCTCCTCAAAGAGCACGCCCTTTCCGGGAACGGCCTGGAACACCGGTGCGCAGTGGTTCACATCCGCAATGAGGATGGTATCTTCCGGAACAAATCGGTCCCATACAATCCCCATCTTAAAGAAGTCAGTCTCCAGCTCGGTGATGCTCATACCGCCCACGCTGCGGCTGGCAGGGGTGTTGTAGCTGAGCTGCTTTTCATACAGGCTGGTAATAGCCTGCTTCTGATATGCACCGCAGAGCAGCACCATATTGTCAAAGTAAGCGCCGTTATTGGCCATCTCCAGGTAGAGGGCCTTCAGCAGGTCCACAGAAACCGCTGCGCCCTCTCCCTGGATGTGAGAGACGGTTTTCGCCAGCTCGATCAGACCCCTGGTCTTGTTAGCCACATTGGCGGCGGTGGAGCGGGCATAGCTGCCCTGAATAAAGGAAAACTCCACATCGCGGGCGATCTTCTTCAACTTCTGCTGAATCTGCCAGTCCCGCTCAGTGGGCGGGTTTGGATTCTGTCCGGCGGTATTCAGGCCGCTCATCCGCCCGGTGTTGGACATCTTGGCGTAGGTCAGCTCTACCGTCTCCTGGTGAATCTGCACCACGTTGCTCTCCTGGCTCCTGGTGGTCAGAGAGGATTCCGGGGCTGTAACCGATGCCTGCTCGGAGATTTCCGGCTGGGCCGCCTCCGGGTAGTCGTACAATACGGCGGTGGGGAATTCAAAGTTTTCCGTCTGCCTGCCCCCGGTCAGCCCTCCTATCATAGAGAGGAATGGGGTTTGCGACTTATCTGCCGCGAACAGCTCCCCCGCATAGTTGGGCAGATTCCATACAGTTCCGATTCCAGTTACCTGTGCCATACTTCATCATCCTTTCAGTTCATAAAAATGCCCTGACCAGCCGCTTCCCTTTTAACGTGGATGGCTGTCAGGGTGTCGTTGTTCTTATAGGCCTCCGCCAGCTGTGCGGCGTACTGAGCCTGTTTGGGGTTTTCGGGGGTACCTCCTCCCCCGCCCGCCGGGGTCGCCCCGGAAAGCTTTGGCGCTGTCCCGCCCTGGGAGAACAGAAAAGCCGTATTCTCCCCCTTCTGGAGTTTTCCAATCTCCTCTGCCAGCCCGGCGACGCTCCCGTCCTCCCCGATCTGGGCCTTTTCCAGGAATCCCGCCAGCAGCGGTGTGACGGTGGCCGGGTTGATGGCCCTGGCCTCGGCAAGGGCTCTGCTCACCGCGTTATCCAGCCGGAGCTGCCGCAGCTGGGCGGCGTGGTCCTTGTCCTTCTGCAGGTTCTCCTCCTGGAGCTGGGTGATCTTTTGGGTCAGGGCGGCGGTATCGCCGGTCTCCTTTTTCAGGGCCTCCAGCTGTCCGTCTCGCTCCTTCAGGGAGGCCTTTGCCGCTGCCAGCTCGCTTTGAACAGCGGAAACCTCCGCCTTGGCTGCATACCCTTTGCCGATTTCCTCCGTCACCTTTGCGTCAATTTCCGGGGTATACTTCTCCCCCAGAATGGTTTTCAGCCATTCAAGCATCGTGTTTCATCCTTTCTTTTTGATTTTGGGTATAAGAAAAGCACCGTGTTTTTTCACGATGCTTTACCAACATTAATTGTAAAAATGTTTTTGCTATTCACATATTTGTTTTAGTTAATACATTATGTCTTCCTCTAATGGCACATAGCCTAGTTGGTATACGTCTTTCCCTTTTTCCACACATTGGTTTGCAGTTTCGAGTATTTTTCTTTCGGCTTCTGCTTCAGTAAACTGATATTCAAAGTGATAAATAGGAAAATCCGCGTAAAACTTATTTTTATATTTAAGTACAGCATCTTGTACTTCCTGACTGTATTCCTTAAAACGTATGACGCCCATCTTCATTCCACCTTTTCTATAATCTCTAAAAACACTTGATAGGCATTGGGAAGGTATTTCTTAATATACTCTAATTCAGCTCCTCCGCAGGTTTCTGCACTCATAATATTGGCCCACATTTCAGAAGCAGTTTCATAATTTTTGCAAATAGATTTGACCCTGATGCGGGAAGGGTCATCAACCCCTAATTCCATATAAGCCTTTTGCAGCTCACTCTGGAATCCCAAAGATATCAGTCTATTATACAGGCGATTATAATAATCTTCTCGATGTCCCCACACGACAGTTTTTCCGTATGTACCGCTAAACATTCCGCTTATTGCATCCTGAACTCCTGCCGAAGCATCAGTAGACAGAAGGTCATCTTTTATTTTTTGGAGTATGCCATTTAACGCCTTTTTGTCTTCCCTTACAGCCCCCAAAAATTCATCACTTGAACTCGGTATTCTATGGAAAGCTTTTACCTCTCCATTTCTAATGGTAACATATGAATTGAGCGTATCCACTTCTTTGTAATGCAAATTTTGAAATTTTGCGACATTATCAAAAAAGTGTCCATATTCATGGGCTAATGTGGAATACTTATCCATCCCATTGTTTATTTGAGATTGCGGTGGATATGAAAAAACAAGAGAATTTCGAGTTGGATGATAATAACCGCCGTTTACAGAATACTGTATATCAGAAATTCTATCTGCATAATCTGCGTATAGCCTCTGTATTCCCGTATTCTCATGTTCACTCAAACGTTTTAAATATTCCTTGTAATCCTCGGATTTCATGACTGCTTTTAGTTTCTGGGTACCGCCTTCTATGTCAAACATTATACCATTTTTTTCATCCCCTTGTCCACTCTTTTTTCTATAATGAATAAATGTTCCATCATCTATCCTGTCAAAGTCGGACTTGTCTCCCTCCACAAACCCCTTTTTCCACTCCGAATAGGTCATATCGGCGGGGACATAGTAGGTTTTCCCATCCTCACCTCTGGCGGCCCGCTCCCCTCCCAAATCCTCAAAATAGGGGCAGGTACATCCCCGGCACCAGGGATGGAAGGGCGGCGTAGTCTCCCCCGGCCGGTCGTCCTCCAGGAGGATTACCTTTCTGTCCATCCCCTGGCAGATTTCACAGGTGTATTTGTCCAGCGTCTCCACAATCTCAACCTTCTCCACGCCCAAATCCCTGTAGCTGTCCCTCTGGGATACCTCGTGGAAATAGGCGCTCTCGGTCATAATCAGCCGGGAGGCTTTGGAGCGGGATACTCCGAACTGCCTCGCGATGTCCTGCATGGCCTCCCTGGGTGTCTCCCCCCGGATGCACCCCTGGACCAGATGCTGGTTCAGGCTGGCGATCAGCCCCTGTTTGTCCCGCCAGCACCGGTCCCGGAAGGTCAGCCCGTCGGTAGTCCAGGGGGCGTACAGCACCTTTTCCAGCTTCCCGCTGTCAATCCCCGAAAGGTCCCAGCCAACCCCTATACCCTTTTGCAGTTCAAAAGCGGCGTGGTAATATCCCTCTCGGTAGGTTTCCCTCATCAGCCGGTCCAGGCCGTCCAGCTGGTTTTGGTAGAGAAGCTCCGTCTGCTGCTGCATCTGTAGCTGCATCGCTTCAAGCCGGGTGATGTGCGCCCTGGCGGAGGCGTTCTCCAGCTCCTTCACCCACCGCCCGTCCAGTTGGTTTTCCTTCGCCGCCTTGATGTACTCCTCCACGGTCCAGCGCAGTTCCTGCATCTCCCGGCGAGTCAGACGCTTTTTGGCCTCTATCAGGGAAATCCCATTGTTGTCCGCGAACCGCTGGTACCACACCGCCAGCCTCTCCTGTACCGCCTGGGAGGTCTTATAAAAAGCCTCCTCCATCCTCCGGTTGTAGTCCTCTCCCCGTTTGCGGGCTGCCTTTTCCAGCATCCGGGACCGCATTCTCCAATAGTCACGGCTTTTCATCGTCTTTCACATTCTCCCTGAATTGGGGCGGAAAGGCCCCTCCGTAGTTTTCCAACGCCTGGGCCTCCTCCTTCTCCAGCCGCCTCAGCTCCTCCTCCACATTCTCCACCCAGGGATGCTGCCCCACGATGGTCTCCCTGGAAAGAATCCCCTGGGAGTCCCGGCACCCCTGAATGGCCGCGGTCTCATTGACCAGCACATCCCGGTTAAAGAGAAAACGGATATCCTCCCCGCTGTAATCCACCCCGGTCCGGTTCTGAAGATGCCGGTCAACAAACCACCGCAGCTCCCGCAGCGCCATCTGGAACTGGACCTCCATCTCGTTGGCGTCCAGGTCGATGTCCGCGTACATGGACTGGATGTTCATCTGATTGGGGTTTCCGGACATCCGCTCGTCCTTGGCATCAAAGCCCCGGCCGTTCTCGATGATGGCCTTTTTCAGCAGCTCGATCTGCTGCCGGTAGTTTTCCCCGTTTACCTCAACGTTCAGGGTCTCCAGCCCGCCGTCCGCCCGCACCTTCACAACCCCAAGCTCAGCGAGGTTCCTCCGGAATTCCCCCAGGTCCTGGCCGTCGTATTCCCGCAGAATCAGAATGGTGTTGCGCTTGTCCTCCTGCATGTTGTTGGCCAGGTCGGAGTGGCAGCGGTTCAGCGCGTCCTGAACGCCCTTGACCCGCCTCAGCAGCGAAATCTCCTGGGCATTGTACCGGAAGGGGATCAGGGGGATTCTCTCCCAGTTGTAGCCCTGGACCCTGCCGTCCTCCCCGGCTGCGGTGAAATAGTCGCTGTGCTCCCCAAGCTCCACATCCGGACACAGGTCAAACCCGTCCCGGATATAGCGGTATACCCCGTCTTCCCGGTACAGCTCCACCCGCTCCACAAGCTTCTTGTGGTACCCTTCCCACACTTCCTGGCGGTAGTACCGCAGGGCGCAGTCCAGAATGGTGTGCTCGTCGTCCGCCCAAAAGGGGAGAATCTCAAAGGGCGGGAACCGCTTCAGGCAGAACTTCCCCTTCTCGTCGTAGTAGGGATAAAGCCAGCCCACAGCCCCGCTGAGGGCGTCCTTCCCCAGCTTGTGGAGCATCTGTGAAAATCCCCTCCCCAGGGTGTCCTCAATCCTGGCAATGTACTCCCGGTTCTCCCCGTCGATGGTCAGTGGCTTTCCCAAAAGGTAGTTGGTCTTCTGGTCCACCAGCTTGGCATACTGGTTGTCCACCAGGCGGTTGTTGGGCAGATTTTTCACCGGCTGGAGGCTGCCGTCCGGCCCGATCACCTGCCGCTCCCGCTCCAGGATGTCCTGATATCCCCGGTAGTAGCGGTCCCCCAGCAGCTGTTCCTCCCGCATAGGGGATTTCAGCCAGTCGTTCAGCTCCAGGGCAAAAAATTGCAGGCCGGTCAATCCCTTCCCGCCCCGCTCTATGATCTGATTGATTTTTTCCGTCTCCGTATAAGGCGGCGGCAGTAATACGCCCATATCTTTCACCCTTTCTAATGAAAACTGAATTTAGGCCCGGTGATATCCTCCTCGCAGGCATACCGCACGGCGTCGCTGTGGTGGTTGTCCCGGTCCGGGCACCCGGCCTTG